CGGAGATCATGATCCATGACGCTATGAGCTTCGTTGGCGGGAACGCTGCGGAGATGCTCGCGGCGATCACGGACCTGGAACGGATCTCCGACAATCTCGCGTCGATCTACGCCGACCGTGCCGGTGGTGATGCCGCCGAGTGGCGGGATCGGATGAAGGCCGAGACGTGGTTCTCCGCACAGGAGGCGGTGGACGCTGGTCTCGCTGACGCGGTGGAGGACGGACGGCCGGCCGAGTCTGACCGCGTTCCGGTGTCGGCACTGTCCCGGACTCGGGTCGCCGCGAAGTTCCGCTATCAGGGTCGCCGGGCTGCCCCGGCACCCGACACAACCAGCCCTCCGGGGCATGAGCGAAAGGAGCTGCACGTGAGTGCACTCGCTGACCTGGCCCGTGAGATGGGTCAGGACGAGAACAAGATGAAGGCGGCTCTCGGTCGCTTCCTGAACGAGGAGGTCACTCTGACCTCAACCATCGACATCACCTACCCAGAGGGCACCACCGTGGTCCCGACCGGTTCGGTGACCGTCGAGCCGAGTGGTGGTGAGCCGACCCCTCCGGGCCTGGTCTTCGCCGTGGGTGAAGCGCCTGAGGGTTGGTCGGCTGAGGTGGAGGAGGCCACGGGTGTCCTCACTGTCACCGCCCCCGCTGGTGCGGAGCCTGACGAGGAGGTCACCGTGACCGTCACTGTCACTGGCAATGATGAGCCGGTGGAGCTGCCTGTCACCATCACCGTGAAGTCCGCTTCCGGTGACGGCGAGGAGTCTCCCACCACTGATCCCGCTACGGCACCTGCCGGACCGGAGATGGTCACCGTCCCCGCCGACACTCTCGCTGCTCTGCAGGTCGCCGCGAAGTACGGGTGGGCTGCGAAGGAGCAGGCGGAAGATTCCGCCCTGGTCGCAGAGGTCGATGGGTTCATCCGTGACGGTCAGGCTGTCGCCGCGAATCGTCAGAAGATCATCGACGCGGCCCGGAAGAACCCGCAGGTTCTCGCCGACTACCGGCAGGTACCGAAGAACCTCATCCCGGTCCGGGAGATCGGCCACGGTCGTGATCCTGAGACCGCCGAGGAATCCGTGTCCACTGACCTTCGGTCCCGTGCCGCACGGTCCAACCTCTTCCCGAAGCCCCGGGTCTAACCCCCGGATCACAACACAGAAACGGAGGACAGTATGTCCAATCCCACTTTCTCTTCCGGCAACCTGACCCGCGAGGCAGGTAAGCCGGTCGTCAAGTTCCACCTCGTCAAGACCGTCGACGGGAAGGTCGAGCACAATGATGCCGCCACCTTCCCGTACGGTGCGGTCACCGAGTCCGCCGAGCCGAAGACCGACCCGGATATCAACGACACGACCCATGGTCTGCCGTTCATCGTCCGGGTCCACACCGAGCAGTCGGTGGTGAAGCTCGCCACCGAGGACACGTTCGCCCTGGAGGATGCGGTGTTCGCCGCGGCTGACGGTGCGGTCGCCAAGACCGGATCGGTGAAGGTCGGTGTCGCCGCTGGCGAGACTGACGGAGGTCTTGTGCGTGTCCACCTGTTCCACCCCGCCATCCTCGGCGGTGCCGGAGCGGCAGAGGGAAACGACTAGGGGGCGTCCTGCCCCTCACCCTGGGCTGACGCCCCTACCAATCCTTTCCGCGGGCAACCCCCTACCTCCCACAACGGAAGAGCCGGTTTTCTCATGCCCGCACGAATCCTCATGAAGGAGGACAATCATGGCCGAGCACCTGACCTCTGCCTTCGGCGGCGACACGATCACCGTCGACGAGGCGATCAAGGACCCGACTTTCATCCCCGAGCGCATCCTCGAGAACCTCGACGGCGCGTTCCTCGAAGCCGCACTGTTCCGCGACGGCGGTTCCAACGACGGCGTCGTCGCCTACCGCGAGGCAGCGTCCCCGTACCTCAACGACAACGCGGAGAACGTCGCCGAGTTCGCGGAGATCCCGGTCTCCGACCTCAACCGCGGCAAGCTGCAGAAGATCATCGGAGTCAAGACCGCTCTGGCGGTCCGCATTTCCTGGGAGATGCGCCGCTTCAACAAGATCGACATGCTGTCCCTGCAGACCACCGCGCTGCAGAACACCATGGTCCGCAACGGTGTCGAGGCAGCCCTCGACGCGTTCGACAAGTCCGGTGTCCAGCAGCTCGCCGTCGCATCCGACTGGGAAGACGCCAACGCTGACCCGGTGCGCGACATTCTCCGAGCCAAGCGCCTGATCTCCCTGGCCAAGTCCCCGGACGACGAGAACGCGCTGATGGGCTACAAGCCGGACATCATCGTCCTCAACGAGGCGACCCTCGACCTGGCGATGTTCTCGGAGTCCACCCAGAAGCTCTACCGCGGCAACGTAGCCGACCAGAACCCGCGCTACACCGGCGTGTCCGCCGACCGTCTCGCGGGCCTGCAGATCGTCACCAGCCCGTGGATCCCGGAGGGTGAGGTGTACGTCATGGAGTCCGGCACCGCCGGCTTCGTCTCCGAGGCGCAGCCTCTCACCCTCACCCCCCTGTACTCCGAGGGTGGGGAGCAGACCTACGGCGGCCCGAATCAGTCCTGGCGCACCGATGCTTTCCGGCACCGGATCATCGCCGTGGACAACCCCCTGGCCGTCGTGAAGCTGACCGGGGTGGAGCCGTGAGCCTGACGGCCCGCGTGTCCTGGCCAAGCGCCGGCGAAGGCGGTCGGACGATCTGGTACCGGCCCGGTGACCAGATCCCCGAGGACCACCCGAAGCGTGATTGGCTGCTCCGCCGCGGCATTGCCGTTGACGGTGAGCTCCATCCTGCCCCTGCTGCGGCTCCGGATGCGGTGGAGCCGAAGCATGCTGCCCCTGAGCCGGCTTCCGACGTGGAGCCTGAGGTGAAGCGCCCGGCCCGTGCCGCGTCGGTGGACATGTGGCGCTCGTATGCGGTGGCTCTCGGCATCGATCCGAAGGGCTTGTCGAAGCAGGAGATCATCGCCGCAACCCGATAGGAGGCTGCCATGCTCGTCACGCTTGATGACCTAGCTTCGCGCCTTCCGGTCGCCCTGTCGCCGGATGATGCGGGCCGGGTGGAGGTTCTTCTCGGTGATGCTGAGGAGATCGTCCGGGACGCGTTCGCCCGTGTGGGCCGTGACTTCGATGCTGAGGCTGCTGCGTCACCGTGGCTGGATCATGCCGCCAAGCGGGTGATCCGGGACATGGTCGCCGCGGCGGTGCTGAT